CTGACTCACAATACCATCATATCCGTCAGACGGAAAAGTAGTAATCTTAGGCGGTCCTTCATAGCATCCCTTAATAAGATCGCAAACGTAAGATTTAGCTACTCTCCGGGGGGTGTCCGCGCTATTAACATCATTACGCCAGTCAATGCGTAGCGCATCAAGAAACCCTTCATAGGCCTTAGCTGCTTTTTCGATAATATCCTTCTTCTCATCGTCATTAACAAGCATACTGCTGTTAGCTGTCGGTAGAAGCGGGTGCTCTAATTTATTCTGATTCATAGATGTAAATTTAAACGTTTGAGTGTTTTTGCTGCCCGTAAATGTCTGATTTGTTATTGATTCCATATTTAACTAGATAACTAATTATAACCTCTATTGAGTCGGTCTTCAACTTAAACTTTTCAGGAATGTATTGACCACCATCATAAATTTCAAAATACGTATCTCCAAACATAGATTGATCATTTACATAGCAAGTACAGAATACAGATGAATGACCCGGGTCAATCATAACAGTCCACGATCTAGGGTCTGCTTCTCCATATTCATCAAAGATTTTATAAACAATATACCCACTATCTTTAAGACGTTTTATAAAATAGCTTTGAGTTGTAATTTTGTTTGCCATTATTTAACTAAACCAGAAATAATAAATTTAAACTCGGTTTCATCGGTGGGTTTGATAAAGAAAGATAGCACTTTAAACTTTAGATTCAAGCCTATTCTAGCTTTTTCGAAGCGCACCCCTGATATTACTCTAAATATATCTAAATTAAACGGTATAACCTGATTAAGTGGTTGGCCTTCTATAATATCGCAAATTTTTAAAGTAATGCTATCAGTGTTACTCTTTTCTTTATCTCCGAGCTCACAGTACCCCCCATCTGGCTGCCCATAGATATAAATCTTATTTGTATCCGTAGTAAAAGAGCTAGCTTTAAGAATCTCTTGAAACCTCTTGTAGTCGAGATCAAAAAAAGTATCTAACTCTAAATTTTCAATTTTTTCTCTTTTTAAAGAGACCTTAGGAACAATAGAATCGTCCAAAAAGTGATATTTGAATTGTACGCTAGGGGATTTATAGCTAAGATTATTACTATTAATCTTAAATACTACATTATCATCTTCTATACAGTCAACTACCCTTAGAAGTTTTTTAATATCCCCTAAATTGAGTGTAAGCTCTTCATTAACCTCTAAAGGGCAATTATATTTGCCTAGAAGTATAATACTAGTGTCAGGTTTATTGCAAACTGTATACAGTCCGTTTGCATTTACTTTTATAGATGCGACATCAACGGTTTTGCTAATAACGTTTAAGAAGTTATCTGCAAAATCTTTTTTAACCAATTTAATTTCCATGTTCTGAGTTCTCGTTCGTTAGTAATTTTTTTTTATCGGTGAGTAATTGGTCTACTTTTTCATTGATAATATTAATCTTTTTTTCAAGTTTTTCAATAGCTTCAATTACATCTTCATAACGAGCCTTTTTGTCGAAGTCAAATTCTAATTGCGAAGAAGGTTCAGATTGCGGTATAACAGAGGGTCCGGACGATGGTAGTTCTTGTAGAGTTGGTAACGAGGGCAAGACTGGCTGCACCATTGCTGGGCCTGCAGGTGCTACCGGCAAGCGTTGTATTGGTGGCAACGATATTCCTGATGCCCGGGCAATACCTGAAGGCATAACCTTAGACATATCTACATCTGACACTTTAAGATCCCCTAAACCCGCTTTCTTGATACCATTTACATCGTTTTGTACAATTTTTCCGAACATAGCAATAGCTATCATTTGCTCTTGCGTAAGCCCGTTATTACCAGATGCAATTTTCATTGCTTCTGTGTCAGAAAGAGAAGGTGCAGCAGGCATAGTTGCCTGCTGCCGCGCTTTCATTATTTGCTCTCTTCTTTGCTGTTCGGTCATCTTATAGCTCTTCTAAGCCGTTAAGAATAGCCATTACAGCGTCATCATTCGTCGACGTTTTATTATCTACCTTAGGGGGTGTAGGTGCTGCTTTAGCTACGGGCTTTGCAGCAACTACAGTAAGAGACTTGGCCGCAGGCTTAGCATCTTCATATGGCACATCTTCTTCATCTGATGTTTCAACTTTGACGGTAGCAGGGGCAGCAGCAACTGCAGCCTCTTGTCCGTAATAATGAACGTTAATAATTTCCTTAAGCTCGTCAGCTGTCTTATGATCAAGGAAAGACTGAAGATCATAAATATTATTATAAGCCTCCTGAATTTTTTCCTCTGTAATACCGTCAATAGCGCTAGGGCTCAAAAACTTAGACGCGGTATAAGTAGGATACTTCGGGGCACCGGGCTTATCAGAAACAAGCTCTGCCTTAATGCGAAGATTGCAACCATTCTCTGAAAGGTCAAAAATCTTAGCTCCATACTCAGCGGCATCATCTCCGCTAATAGCAGATTCAATAATCTTATTAAGTTGGCGCCCGTAACGGAGAACCTTAATAGTACCATTATTTTCAGGATTTTTCGGGTCGTTAACAATATATACATTAACCATCCAGTTTTCTTTACGCTTGAGGCTTTCTTTAGCATTATTCTTTTCCTCATCGCTCCCCTCGCGCAAGATCTTAAAATAAAGCTCGCTTACAGGGCAACGCTCACCCCAGGTAGAGGGAGACGTAACACTAAAATACTTTCCAGTAGTTTTACTATTCCAACCGTGATGATAATAGTGAAGGAAGGTCTCTCCAGGGTTCTTAATGTTAGGCAAAAGACGAACCACGTATGTAGCTGGCGCAGCAATTGAAAGAATATTCTTATAATTAGCGCCTTCTCCTTGCTTATTTTTAGCACTCTCGAGTGCGCTCTTAATGCTCTCGAACATATTAGCGTTGAATGTAGATTTCATATATTAGTAGTAGTTTTAGTATTTTTAGTTAATAATTTGAAACCTTCATCAATAAGAAACTTTGCTCTAGTAGACATACTCAAACGTAGTTTAAACTTACCTATGTTGTTATGTATGCTTTTTAAATAAAGTTCTTTATCTTGAAGGTTAAAAGAGTTTACTATAGTATCGAAAGAAGGCAACTTAATTAAAACGTAAATATTGATTGATCTATTGTTATAATCTAGTATTGGAGTATAGGTATACCCTGATCTTTCCAAACAATATTGTTCAAACGAAATTTTACGTTCAATACACTTTAGCCCTATATATTTGAGGCTTTTTTTAATATCTTCTATTTGCTCTGGTGTATCTGGGGATTGTTCTAATTTTTGTTTCTGTACAGCACTATAGATTGCTATAGCTTTTTGCGTAACGTAAAATTTTAACGGGAAATACGTTTCATCTTTGTAAACTTCGTATGGAGCAAGTAAAAACTCTTTAGGGCTAATTTGCGGGAATTTTTTAAAAAACAGTTCTAGTTTTCTGCAGTAAACCCCATCGGTAGTATTTTCAAACCCAGTAAAGTCCTTACGAGATTTCCAAGGTTTATTCTGACTGCCACGAGATACGCTTAAATACGTATTGTAAATTTGTGCGGCGTTCATTTTTTGTACTCATGATTTTAATACCTCTCTCACTACTTTGCTACGGCACAAATTAGGGTTATACTTTAAAAACAAAATAAAAGCTTCTCTTTCATTGTCAATCTGTGTTAGTTTCATAAAAACTTTTTTGTACAGATTATTTTTAACAATAAGAGTAAAAACTGCAACACTATTTAATTTTTTATTATGCAAAATAGAACAAAAAGAACAAAATTTAATAATTTCACACTCAGTTTCATCTCTAGACATAGTATCTAGAGGATTTTCTACTGCTGCTTGCTCTAATGCTCCAATTAAACCAGACATATTATTGAACTGTATTTAATTGTTTAGTAAACTCCATAAAATTTTCAGTTATTTTTCCGCCAGCTGCGTATTCGTGGCCGCCACCACCGCATAACAGATTTGCTAATTTTGCGAGATTGACATTGCAGGTTTTATTTTTTCTAAAAGATACATGGTTAGAATTAGTATTAACAAAAAATACAATATCTGCTTTATGCTGTTTTAATAGATAGTCACAAACATCATTTACGTAGCGAGTACCCATAGTGCCCGCTATTAATAAATTTTGCTTACTTATATTAACTTTACCAGCATAAATTTGAGAGTTAGATATTGCGCTGTCTCTACCTGTAATGTATTCTTTTATTATATTATTTTCTTGGGCAGTAAAGCCGCTAAACCCTTCATAAAATCTCTCAACAAATTTATAGGCCTTACTCTTTCCCAGGCTTTTTTGAGAGTTAGAAAATGCGCAATTTAAATTGTAAGAATCTGGTAATTTAAATTGATAGCTATCATAATCATTAGCTAATGCTATGAGATATTTTTGACTGTTAGTTAATTTTGACAGCTGTTCCTTAAACTGCACGTAAATTAATTTAGCGCAAGAATCAGTTACAGTAATATTAACTGTAGCATTTTTGTATTTGTCTTTATTAGGCAAATGGGTTTCGTGGTGATCAAATACAATTGTTTTTTTATTATCTATTAGATCAGCACTCGCGCTAGTATCTATATCTAAGAAAAACACTCTGTCGTAATTGTCTATACTATTTTCTGCAGCCCAAGCAAGAAAATCTTTTCTAAAGTTTGAAACAGTAGTAGTAAGAAAATCTATATCGCCAGGCTTAGCCCCTAGAGCCCAGTGCAACGTTAGAAGACTAGCTGCCCCGTCTAGATCGGAGTCCGTAAAAACAAATATCTTTTTAAATTCCACACTTGTATTTAATTCGTTATGAAAGTTTTTCCAGTTTTGCTTCTAAACTGGATATCTCGCCCTCATCTTCCCCGTTTTTAGTTAATCCTATATAATCTTTTTCTTCAGATAGTGACAGTGTAGTGTAGTCTATACGCATAGCTGTTGCACCGTGTTTAGGGCCTAAACGGTTTTTTATCCCGCCCACTTTAATAATACCTAGTTCTTGATCTCCTTCTTCCTGGTGAATTGACCATACAACATCAGCAGTAAAAGCAACACCTAAAGATTCAGATACTGTATCTAAACTTGGATTTTCCATGCCTTCTCTGTTAGTTTGAATAGCGCTGACAACTGGCATATTAAAATAATATGACAAAGCTCTAAGTTCTTCAGCTGCTGCTTTTCCTTGCGAATAAGAATTATCTCCGTCGTTGGATTTAATAAGACCTAGATAATCTATAACCAATACTTCAGGTTTAATACCGGCCTTGACAAGGGATTCAATATAAGACTTTATACCCCCTACAGTTACGCTTTTAGGAGGAAATTCTTTTATAATAAGTTTGCGTTTGTGAGACTCTACATTTTCTTTAAAAAAAGTTTCTAATGTAGAGGTCTGATCTTGTATACTGTTTATCGGGATTTTAGATAAATGACTGCTTATTCTTTTTGCATACATCATCTCAGGCATTTCTAAAGAAATTAAAACAGTAGTTAACCCTCTGTGCGCCATATTACTCGCCACATTACCTAAGAAAATACTTTTGCCTACGTTGGTAGGACCAAGGAAAAGATATAAAGCTCGGCCGTTCTTCATTAAACCACCACCTATTTTGCTATCTATAAAATTCCATCCTGTGGGTATTACTTCATTTTGAATACTTAATTCTCTAATTACCTTTTCATAATCCCCGTAAAAATCTAAACCAATATCATTAACGAGTGTAATATTGCAGGCTCGTTCAAACCAAGTTAAAAATTTGTTATAATCAGATTTTTCGTTGGTGACATCTTCAACTATCTTTAGTACTGTATTATATACTGCACGTTCTTTAAAGAACAGTTCTGTGTTAGCAATAAGCTCGTCTATATTAAGATTAGTATCATATTGCTTGTAAGTCGTTACAGTTTCTTTAAAGAGTTTAAGGTCTTCTTCTTTAGTGAGATAAGCTTTAATCTCAGTAAGAGTAGGTAGTGCTCTACGTTTACTGAAAAAATCTTTAATAATGTTTACAACTAGTTTGTTACCCGCGTTTTTAAAATTTTCAGGGCTAATATGGTCATACACTAAGGAGGCGTAGTATGAGTTGGTTAAACATTGACAAGCAACAATGTTTTCAAAAAAATCAGTATTTATACGAAGCTTATCTTTCTTCATACATTAATTATATAGTGTAAATTAAAAAAGCTAAGGTTGCCCTTAGCTTTTTGTTTTTTAACCTTCTGCCTTTTCGGCTTCCGGTTCTGGCTCTGCTTGAGTAGAGGTACCATAGCATACTTTCTCTTTAAGCGTTTGCTCAAGAAGCGGTAATGCTTTCTTTTCCCAAAACTCAGTATCGTTTTCCCAATTCTTTCTATACCCGATTTTTTCAGTGCCCAACATGTATGACTTATCCCCTGTAACTACCCCCATAGCAATCGCCATATCAGCTAGGCCCGCGTAACGAGTCAAACCAGTACGGAAGTTATTATAGAGCTCAGCCTTAAGAAACGGTGGCACAAAACGGTTTTTAACTGTCATAGCTGACAGCGTAACACCGCTTACATTATGCGCAACCCCAATAGACTCTTGATCTTCATTCTTATCGATCTTTTCATTACGGGTAGCAAGCTGCACGAGAAGAGATGCAAGATAGATAGGACCTGAACCACCAGATTGCTTCTTAACTAATTCTGGATACAGAGAGGTAGGATTATCGTAGATATGGTTAGTAAAGAGAATAGGTACTCGAGCTTTAGCTGCTTTAAAGGTAAGTGCTCGCATCATAGATTTCATAGCTTTCGCTTTAGTACCCATATCTGCTGCATCTTTACCTTCTGAAACATCTCGAAGCTCTTTAGCACTTGCTAGATTGCCTAAACTATCTATAGCAACGATTACCTTAAGATTCGGGTCGTTTGCTGCAATAATTTTGTCAAGAAACGTAGCAACTTGATTGCGGCAATCTTCCACGGTTTCAACAGGATAATATTTAACCCTCTTAGAATCAATACCAACCCCTTCAGCGGACTGACGGTCGACCGCAGCTTCGGTATCCCAAATAGCCGCAAAATAGCCTTTCTTTTGCGCGTTGGCGATGATTTTATTAATAATAAGTGTTTTTCCAGCGCCAGAAGGACCAGAAAAACCGGTAATGCGACCAACAGGCACCCCACCATAAACTGACCCAGAGAAAATGGCGTTAAGTGCATATGAGCCGGTATCTATCCAATCACTTACAATCGATAAAGAGTTTTCTTCAGAGAGCAGAGATGCATCAGTATTTAATGCATCTACTGCTTCAAAGATATCCTTTAAAGAAGAAGCTTTAGTTTCTTCGTTGTTGGCTTTACGTGCCATAATTATTCAGCGTCAAAAAGCTTGATAGTCGGGGCGGGCTCATCTTTGACTACCTTAAACATTTCATTATATTGTGCAATAAGATTACCTTCAAGCTCTAGATTATCAGAGATTACCGCTACATTCTTACTATAAGTCCAAGACGGAAACACGTCACGGTCCTTGAGAAACTCTCTAAACATAAGAGGGTACAATTGAACTTGAAGTTTCTTTTCCTGTGTAGGCACTACATTAAGAATAGCAGGCTTGACAACAGTAATACTGCTAGCGGTTTCACTCACGAGCGTAGCAACGATAGTACGCTGAATATTATCTAGGAATACGATTAGTTTATTATCCATGTGTGTATTTTATATTATTGTTATTTTTTATCAAGTTACTGACGAGGAAACTTAAAGTAATAAGACTTCGGGTTGATAAGATTTTTATCAAGCAGTTTCTTACTTGAAGCGCGAGTCGGAACAATATCCCAACCACCACGGCGAGCGTAGAAGCAAGTTACAAGTAGCTCTTTAGGTTGCAGAGCATCCCACAGGCGCTTATAAGCTGCTTCACAAATCTCTTCATGGAAGTGACATTCATTACGGAATGAAACGAGCCACTTAAGCAAAGATTCATTGGTCACGGTCTTGTTGCCCTTGTAATAAATATAAATATCCCCAGAATCTGGCTGCTTAGTAATTTTGCAATTAGAACGAAGAAGAGTACTACGATAAGAATAACTCGCAGGTTTCTTATACTCTACTACTTCGAGTAGCTCGGGAGTTTCGTTAAACACATTAAACTTAACATTATCAACATCAGGGAGTTCTTCAAGAGTAACCCAAGGGTTCTCAGTATCACTGTAATAGGCGGACCAAGCTGAGTTATCAGCCTTAAGCGCTGTGTCTATTAATTGAGAATAAAGTTCAACCTTGACATCAGTCTCAAGAAGACTGCTAAGATCCTTTTCGGCGGTCTTCTTAATATTCTTAAGAACTTCCTTAGCATTCTTACCCATAGGCTGCATATTAAAACCATTCCAGTAGAGCTTCATTGACTTAGACTCTACGATATACGGATTGGTAGCAGCATACACAACCTTAGCTACACAGGTAACCGGAAGTCCGCTATCGGTAAGGGCACTACACTCATAACCATTCCAGATATCATACCCTACAAAAGGAAGGCTATCATTCTGAAGGTTCAGGTAAGTGCGGTTACGTTGACGTTCTTCACGCACGAGAATTTCAGGCGTGTAGGTGGTAGGAGAGTCTACTCTCTGACCAAGTACCTTGTCGATGTTATTAGTATTCATTCAAAATCTTTTTTAATCTCAGTAATTACGGTATTAACTCGTTCTTCAACTGTGCCTACTACGTATTTAATTTTATCTTTAGTAGAGAAATGATTAATATAAAAATCAAACTGTTTCACGACTCCGTCGAAAAACTCTCTATCTACACTACGAGTGCCATCTTCAGCAAGAGGCAATTCAGGTGCAATATAAAAAATACGATCATAACGTTCTAAGCATTCTTTATAAACTTCTATTGCAGCCTTG